AGCTCATCAATTATAATATACGTTAGCAAAACTAACGACAACATAGGAGACAACTATGATCGAAGAAAACAATAATGAGAAAGAACTAGAAATTAAGCTTGAAGAAGATGTATCTGAAAAAGAAATAGAGGTTCCTCAGAATCCTATTGATGCATTAGTTGAAAAAGCTGAAATCGAAGAAAAAGAGAAAGAAAATGATAAAACATTTGAAAATGAAAGAGATTTAAAACTTGAAGAAAAGAAAAAAGTCCCTGAATATTCAAATGAAATGCCATATTCTGAAAAGGTTCGTAAAAGAATTGCAAAAGAAGTGGCTAAAAGAGCAGAAGCAGAACAAAAAGCTGTTGAATTAGAGCAAAGATTAGCTGATCTAGAGAAAAAAACTTTTGATATAGCTAGTAAGAGCTTAAAAAACAACTACACAACTGTTTCTAGTGAACTTAAATCAGCAATTGAAGAAGGTAATACTGAAAAACAAGTAGAACTTTATGAAAAAATGGCTGATATAAGAGGACAAATGTCTAAAACAGAAGAATTATCTTCTGAAATACCTAAAGTTGAAAAAAAACAAGCACAAACTCCACCTTTAGCAGCAGATTGGGTTAAAGATAATCGAGAATGGTTTAATAAACCTGGTTTTAGAAAAGAAACTGCAATGGCGTATGGTATTGATGCAGAACTTACTGAAGAAGGTTGGGATGTTAATGATCCAGATTACTATATCGAAATGGATAAAAGATTAAAAACATCAGGCTTGTCTTATTTCAATAAAAGTCAAGAAGACGCTGTCCAAACAGACAAAAATGTGGTACAAAAAAACAACAGAGTGCAATCTCCTGTAGCTGGAGTTTCTCGTAAAAAAGGAACAGACAGTAATAGAGTTAAGCTAACTCAAGACGATATCAGAACCGCACAAACTTTCGGTATTGATATAAATGATGAAGCGGCACTAAAGCGGTTTGCTAAAGAAGTAAAAACTTTTAGCAACAATACGTGAAGGTAAAGGAGCACGACTATGAGTAATAAAATAAATAACGAAACTAGAGCTGAAAAAGCAAAGGTTTCACAATGGCGCCCTAGTAATTTATTGGAGGCTCCTGAAGCTAGACCTGGTTACAAACAGAGATGGATTGCAACTATGGTTTTAGGTCAGGAAACACCGACAAACGTAGCCAAACGATTGAGAGAAGGTTGGCAACCTCGTGACCCTAAAACGGTCAAAGATGCTGGTCACTATCCAACGATAGAACATGGTAAGTTTGCTGGTCATATAGGTATCGAAGGAATGCTACTCTGTGAAATGCCAGAAGAAATGGTAAATGAACGTAATATGTATTACGCTAAAATGACTGAGAATTTAATGCGATCGGTCGAACAAGATATCCATAGAGTTGAGCAACCCGGAAATCCTATTCAGAAGTCTTTCAAATCTGAAGTTACTAGAGGTGGTTTTAAAGAGTAACTATAAATAGGAGACTATAACTATGGCAAATGCTGACACACCTAATGGATTTATTCCATTAAGGCACTTAACAGGTGGAGTTATCAGACCTCAGGAATATCCTATTGCTAATAGCTACGGTACAACAATCGCATCTGGAGACTTAGTAACTATGACTACAGATGGTACAGTGATTAGAGGTACTGCTGGCGGAACAGCATTAGGTGTATTCTATGGAGTTGAATACATTGAGAACTCTACTGGTGATGTCAAATTTTCTAAAGTTTGGAATGCAAGTACAGCTGTAAAAGCAAATACTGCAGTAAAAGCTTTAGTATATGACGATCCAAATATAACGTACCAAGTACAATGTAATGGCACATTCGCAAACGCAAACGTTGGTGAATTGGCTAATGTTACAATTGGTACTGCAAACACTACTTTCGGTTATTCAACAGACGAGCTGGACATAGCAACTTTAGCTACAACAGCAAAAGTCTTGAGAATATTAAGATTAGTAGATAAACCAAACAACGATGTCGGAGCTGATGCACTTGTAGAAGTTGTAATTAACTTACACTTATACGGTACTCGTCAGGCTGGTGTCTAACCTTAACTAATAGGAGTTAAAAAATGGCTTTAAATAGAGCACTTTTTACCAAACAGCTCAATCTAGGTTTGAACACCGTGTTTGGTATGGAATATGATAGATATCCTGAACAATGGAGAGAAATCTATTCTACAGAGCAATCGCAAAAAGCTTTCGAAGAAGATGTACAAATGATCGGCTTCGGGGCTGCACCAACAAAAGCTGAAGGTGCTGCAGTATCTTATGAATCTGGCAGAGAAGGATTTGTATCAAGATACGTACATGAAACTATCGCTTTAGCATTCTCAATTACTGAGGAAGCAGAAGAAGATGGTCTATACGGATCTTTAGGTGCAAAATATGCTAGAGCTTTAGCAAGATCAATGCAACACACTAAGGAAATTAAAGGTGCAAACATCTTAAACAATGCAACTAACACTGCACAATTAGGTGGTGACGGAGTAACTTTATTGAATGCTTCACACCCTCTAGGTGGTGGCGGTACTGCTTCTAACATTCTTGCTACACCAGCGGATTTGAGTGAAACGTCTTTAGAGACACTTCTAATTCAAATCTCTGAAGCAGAAGATGATAGAGGTATACCTATCGCTTTAACTGGTCAGAAATTGATCGTTCCACCAAATTTAGTGTTCATAGCTGAAAGAATCCTTAAGTCTAATTTAAGACCAGGAACTGCAGATAATGACATTAATGCAATGAGAAATATGGGTATGATCCCGGGCGGAGTAGTCGTTAACCAAAGACTAACTGACACAGATCAATACTTCATTATGACTGATTGTCCAGATGGAATGAAACACTTTGTTAGAGCACCAATCAAAAAAGCTGTTGAAGGCGATTTTGAAACTGGTAACCTAAGATACAAAGTAAGAGAAAGATACTCTTTTGGTTTCACTGACTGGAGAGCCGTTTACGGATCTCAAGGCGCAGATTAATAACAATAAACTTGACTAGGCGTAGCAATACGCCTAGTTACCCTACGACAGCGTAAGCTGACTACTAAGGAGGTAGACTATGGGAACAACTACTTTTTCGGGACCGATTAAAGCGGGTTCGATTAGAGAAACTTCAGGAACTACATTAGGAGCAAATGTTGCTAATACTGGTTTTGTTGTAATGGCACAATCTGCAAAGATTGATATTACAGGAGCTTCTCACTTAAACCAAGTTTGCGGGACTATTCCTGCTAATTCACAGATAGTAGATGTTATATTAAATGTAACAACTGTAAATAATGATACTAATGCTGCAACAGTAATTGTTGGTACAGCAGATGATGGTAATGCTTTCATTCCATCTACAAGTGTTAAATCATTAGGAACTACTAGAGGTACTTTAGACACTGAAGCAACAAATATTGGTACAACTGATATTCAAGTTTTAGCTGACTTTACAGGTACTGATGGTGATGGAACAACTGGTAATGCAACTGTTACTGTTATGTATATGCAGAACAATAGTATTGCAGATGCTGGAAACACACCATAATAATTAATTAGAGGGCCTTCGGGCCCTCGTTAATTGGAGATATTATGTTAGAATTTTTAAGAGAAAAAGGTAATGCTTTAAAAAGTATCTTTGATAAAGACGAAGATAAAGAAGAAGAAAAAACAGAAGCAATTGTAGATAAAGCAGTTAGAGTTTTTGAAGCTCAAGAAGATTATAAACCTACAGAAGAACAAAAAAAATTAGCTGAAACAGAAGATGTTTCTGAAATGGAAACTATCAAAGATGTTTTAAAAAAAGAAGAAGCTGAAAAAGAAGAAAAAAAAGAAAAATCATTAGATGAAAAATTAGCTGATATTGAAAAAGTTATATCTTCATTTGGTTCTTCTCAAGATTTAGGTTCTCCAGCTAAATCACCTTTTACAGATAAGAGTTTTCAATTAAATAAACCAATAGACTTTCAAACACAAGTTGCTAAAAACTATGTTGCGCCTTATTTACAACAACCAACTAGCCAAGGCGACAGAATTGCGTTACTATTTGAAAGTTTAAAAAAACAAAATTTAATATAGGAGAAACAAATGGCAGGATCAGATATTCAAGCAAATACTGTTACAACTCAAGGTTCTAATGTTTCAGCTTTTGGTGGACCAACAAGACTTAAAGGTTTTATAATTACACCATCAACTACAGCAGGAACTGTTACTTTTGTAGATGATGCTACAAGTAAATTTACTGTAACAACAGGTGCTAGTGTCGATAGTGGACCTATTAACATAAGTTTACCAGACGAAGGTGTAAAATTTGGAACAGACTTAAAAGTTAATATTTCTGCAAATGGGGCTAGTGGCGTAACTGTATTCTTTGCGTAATGGCTACATCAAACACAGCAACTTTCAATCTTACAGTTAATGACTGTATTCAAGAAGCATTTGATAGAATAGGAGGAGATCCTATTTTAGGTTATGACGTACGGTCAGCTAGACGTAGTTTAAATATTATGTTTAGTGATTGGGCTAATCGTGGTTACAATCAATGGACAGTAGAATTAAAAGATGTAACTTTATCACAAGGCACTACAGATTATACTTTAGATTATGATTTAGTTGATATTATAAATGCAAATATTGTAGATAGTGATGGAACAGAATATTCTATGACTAGATTAGGTCTTAATGATTACGCAGCAATATCAAATAAAACTCAACAATCAAGACCAACTCAATTTTATTTACAAAGATTAAATACACCAGTTGTTAAAATTTATCCAGCACCAGATCAAACTTATACTTTAAGATATTATAGAATGAGAAAAATTCAAGACGTTACTGCTTCTACAGTTGATGGCGTTCAACAAAATTTTGATATTCCATTTAGAGCTTTTGAATGTATGTGTGCAGGACTTGCTTATTATATGTCAAAGAAAAGAATAAATATAGATCAAGCTCAAAGAATGGAATTAAAAACAGATTATGAACAAGCTTATACAAGATTAGTTGCTGGTGATGATACACCTTCTACAAGAATATTACCATCAACAACTAATAGATTTTATACATAATGGCAAATAAATTAGGTGATAGAAGTTCAAGACCTCATAGAGCACCACATAATAAATTTTCTGGTGGTAAATACGCCAGAGCTATATCTGACAGATCTGGATTAGAGTTTCCATATCAAGAAATGGTATTTGAATGGAATGGTTCTTTTGTACACAATTCAGAGTTTGAACCAAAACAACCACAATTAGATTTAATGTATTTTACAGACGCACAGTCTTTACAAGATGCTAGACCTCAAGCTAATTTATCATCTACTGGAGGTGTACCAGATCAAATAAACATAATATTTCCACCTACTGGATCTATTCCAGCTGTTGGAATAGCACAAGCAAGCACAAATTTGTTATCAACTGCATTAGGAAGTGTTACAGTAGTAACATGAACATAGAAAAAAAATATGGTGTTATGATCGCAACACCTTGTTATGGCGGTCAACTTACAGAAGCATATCTACATGGAATTTTAAGTACAACAGTAAAAGCACAACATAAAGGAATACAAGTGCATTTAAATACTATGGGTAATGAAAGTTTAATTACAAGAGCACGAAACACTTTAGTCACACAGTTTTTAGATGCTGATGAAAAAGAACCAGATAGATTTACACATTTATTGTTTATAGATAGTGATATAGGATTTGCAGCTGAAAATGTTATAAGATTAGTAGAATCAGATTATGATGTTTGTGCAGGAATATATCCAAGAAAATCTATTGATTGGAAATCAATACCTAAATTTGTAAAAGAAACAGGTGAAAAAGATTTAGAAGCAAAAGCATTAGGATATAATTTAAATTTTGCAGAACCAGGTAATATAAAAGTAAGAAATGGGTTTACTGAAGTTTTAGATGCAGCTACTGGTTTTATGTGTATAAAAAAAGAAGTTTTTTATAAAATGAAAGAAGCTTACAGTAATTTAAAATATACATCAGATCAAATTATAAATAATGAAAGATTTTCAAGTAATAATTGTTATGCATTTTTTGACTGTATTATTGATGAAAAAAGTAATAGATATCTATCAGAAGATTATGCTTTTTGTAGATTATGGCAAAAAATAGGTGGTAAAATCTACGCTGATGTTATTAGCCCATTAACTCATTATGGAACTTATCCATTTAGAGGTAATGTGTGGAATAAATTTAATGTAGAAGGAGCAGATAAAAATGCCAATGACATACAGCAGTCTAAAGACTGATATACAAACTTGGGCTGAAAATACTGGAACAGATTTTAATTCTCAATTAGATACATTTATTGGTAATACACAAAATAAATTATCAAGAGAAATAGATCCAACTGGTTTTAATCAAAATGTTCAATCTAGCACAAGTATTGGTGATAGATTTATTACATTACCTTCTGCTATAGAACCAATGTTATTAAATTATGTTAATATACTTGTTAATAACGAAAGACAGTTTTTAGAAATAAAACCTTTAGAGTATGTTCAAGAATATTGGCCAAATGCTTCTATAACATCTACACCAAGATATTTTTCTAATTTTGATGATACTACATTATATATAGCACCTACACCAGATGCTGTTTATACTATAGAATTAGGATATCAAGGAAGAATTAATCCATTATCTAATACTAATACTACAAATTGGTATACTGAAAATGCTTCTGATGCTCTTTTATATGGTTGTTTATCTGAAGCAAATCTCTTTACAAAGAACATGGAAGACTATAATATATACAAACAAAAGTATGTCGAAAGTGTGGCTGCTATCAATAATGAAGCTCGTAGAAACAGAAGAACTGACTATAAGTTTCCTGGTAGTCCACTAGGCGAAAACACATTAACTGGAGG